TGTTGACTTTAATGCTTCAATGATGAGGGTCCAAGCAGCGAGACGAGACTTTCCAAATCTTCGTCCTGCAGCAACCACTTTAAAACGGTGACTATCATTAAATACCTCTGTCTGTTTAGGATGGAGTTCGACTCTAAGATTGGCCATCTTCAGCCTCTTCAGAGTCAACATCAATCACTTCATAATCAATCTGTTCGGCTTCTCTTGCAGCTATCTTAGGTGTACCTGTAGTTACAATCTGCACCTGGATAGCGTTAGACCTACCAGCCTTGTCTTTCTCAAAGTGACTTAGCGGCAATAGCCTATCAATACACATCTTGAGACAGGCCACCTGATCCTTGTCGGTATCATCCATAGCCTTGCGGAGCACGGTCTCAATTACTTTCTCTCCGCTGGTGCTCAAAAGACGAGCATAGAATTCTTTGATTCTGGCAGCTTCGCCAGGAGGTCTTCCGACTACTCCACGGCTTTTCTTTGCTTCGATGTCTGCCTTGCGAGGTCTGCCACGCTTCCTTTTTGTAGGGGACACAGACACATCAGACAGAGGTTCAGTGCTAGACACTAAATTCTCCTCTACATAGTTTCTACATAGTTATGCAGTAGAATGCATTAGTATGTAGTAGAATGTAGTCTACTAATCAGAGACTACTTAGAAAGATAAATAATAATTATTAATAATTTTCTTCTTAGAGACTACTTAGTTTCTACTTAGTTCCTTAAGAGTGTATTTATTATAGCATACTTTTTAAGATTTGTCAAGTCTTTTATGCTAAATAGGGGCTGGAGAGCACAGATTTAGTCTTCCTTTTTCTGTCTAGACTGTGGATATCTTGTATACAAGTCTATCCCATTGATTTATAAGGACATTTCTATGGTGGGAATCTAGTCCTATTTAGGCCTATTTAGGGCAGTTTTCCCACTTTATTACCCTATTTTACCCTCTGTTGTGTCTAGGTGGTTCCATAACGCAGGCTATGTTTGGGTCACCCCCTCCCCCGTGTCTCTAAAATACCACAAATAACCCTACAGTTTAGTCTGGTATGGAACTTGCTATGCAAGAATCGTGCCAATAGGTAAAAACTATCGTGTCCTGGGCAGTGATAGGGAGAGGCTATGATGCACCATATCAGTGCTACCCTATGCACCAAATTAGTGCATACTGTATAAATATACATTAGGGTTTATCCCTATTGCATGCTGCAGTGCACTAAGGGTACTATTCAATCATCGGGAGGCAATAGGGCTGACCGATTAACCCTGGAGGTTTTATGTTCCAATTGATCCGCAAAGCAGTATCAAGCAAGAAAACCCTACAGAATCGGGGTGGCAGATTCCTGACAGTCTACACTGGGGACGGGAAGTATAAAAACGGTAAGGTCCTACGGGCTGGATATCTTCGGACTAAGGTGCAATTGGCGTCTGGGGGTGAGCGACTAGTCTGGAATAGTAACATCGACTTAGTCGCTACAGATCACGATCTGATTAGGGTTTAACCTAGTTGACTGACTGGGACAGATTAGATATAGTCTGTCCTGGTAAGTCAATCGGAGGTAACATGCTATCGAAGACAAGTAAACTAGGGTGTTATTCCTGGTCGCTTGAGGCATTCGAGACATGTCATGGGGCTAAAAACCCTAATGGCAGTGTGGTTGATGCCTGTAAGGTTTGCTATGCCAGGGCAGGATTTTATAAAATGCCTGATGCTATTGCATTGCGTCATAGGAATCGCCTAGATTGGAAAAGCCCTGATTGGGTTGATCGTATGGTCAAGGCCCTAAAACGACAAACCCATTTTAGGTGGTTTGACAGTGGTGATATCGTATCAGTAGATCTAGGGCGTAAAATCCTGGAGGTTTGCTCTCGAACTCCACATGTTAAGCACTGGATTCCTACTAGGACCTATAAATTCCCGAAGTATAGGGAGGTCCTGGAGGCCCTGGAGGGTTTGCCTAATGTGGTGGTACGAATGAGTAGCGACAGCGTTACTGGGGCCATTGTAGAGGGTTTTAGGACTACTAGCACCATTGTCCCTACATCAGGCAAGAACCTAGGTCACGAGTGTCCTGCTTATAAGCAGGGAGGCAAGTGCCTGGAGTGTCGTGCCTGCTGGGCAAAAGATGTGTCCCTAATATCTTATCCATATCATGGGGCTAAGGGTAAAATCATTAAAATTCTTGCAGTGCAACAATGAAACAGAAAATACTTGACTGGACTATGGGGTTATGCTTGACATTCGTTTATTTTCTGTTAGTATTCTTATCAGCAAATTGATGGAGGTTTTATGAGCAAGATGCGAGTGGTGGTGATTTTAGAATTTGACGATGTGGAGCCAGGGAGTCCCGAAGACGGGAATATTGTTGACACCATTACAGAAGACACTAGGATGTTGCGTCACGATTATGACGCTAGTGCATGCTGGGTTGATGATGTGTTATTTTATAGCACTGAGGCAGAAGCATGGGCTTAATTTAGGAGACATAAGTGAAAGCATATTTAATTGATCCCTATGAGGGAAGCATTGAGCAAGTAGAGTATAGTGGAGACTATGAGGATATCTATAGACTCATTGATTGCCAGTTATTTGATTGTGTTAGAATCGATAGCAATGGTGACACTATTTATATTGATGACGAGGGATTGTACAGGGACAATCAAGAATTCTTTATGATTGAGGGTTATCATAGCCCATTGTGTGGCAAGGCTTTGGTCCTGGGCACAGACAGGAATGGCAACAGTCAAGCACCAAAAATTAACTTGACAAAGTTAAAAAAGATGATAACATTCATTCCAGCAATATTTGTTGTAGCGAAAGGATTACTGTGACAAAGTTAGAATTTATATTAATATGTAATGAATATAATATAGAACCTGCTATTGCGTTGGAGAATGATAGTATAATCCAAGCACTCGAAGCAAAGAATGATGAGCAGGTTATTGAAATTTTAATTAGTGAGTTTTAAAAATGATAGGCTATAAGTTGTTTCGGAAACGCAAGGATGGTACACTAGGGCCTTTGTTTATTAATCGTAAGCAGAGACTGGTTCCTAACACATTTTATTTTGCTGAAGCTCATCATACTAAGGGCTATGCTTTTCGTCCTGGCTGGCACATCTGTGCTGAGATGAGAGCACCACACCTACGACAAGGTGGTGATCGTGTTTGGGCTAAGGTAGAATTTGATCCTATGGATATCATCAAGCGTCCTGATTCACAAGGTGGTACATGGTATCTTGGTGCATGGATTAATATACTAGAGGTGTATGATGAAGCAGAGGAATTATGTAGCGAAGTATGTGCAGCGTAGTGGTGCAGGCAGACACATTAACAAAAGGAAAGACAAGATGAGTTATATTGGACAGGAAGACTGGGTACACATTGACACTCACAATGATGAGGTAGAACGCCTTGAAGAGAAGGTTGCAGAGCTTGAGCAAGTAATCAAGGACATGCAATTTGATGAGGCTTATTTGTGTGCTGATCTTATCGAATTGCGCTGGCGTTACTCTGACTACAGGGATATGCACGATGAACTTGAAGAGCTTATTAGGTGGTGTGGTCCTGATAGCACACGAGCTGCAGTAAAAATGCTTGGCGAGAAATTCCCTAGGAAGACAGGCACTGAAGACTGGGGGATCACATGGCTGGACCTCTGATAGGACTGATAGGGTTCGTGTATTTGGTGGTGTCTGTGGACCTATTAATCAAGGGACATCATGGCCTGGGAATCGCTTTCCTGGGCTATGCCCTGGGCAATGTAGGCCTGACTATGGAGGCTATGAAGTGACGCTATCTGACTTGATTATGATGTTAAGTGTGGTCATCTTCGCTTTATTTGTGAGTTACATGGAGGATAAAAACAGTGGTAAAGACTAGAGTTTCAGGTGTCCCTTATGAGGTAGAGCTTGCTGAAAAGAATCAGACAGTCAATGATTTAATTCATGATGTTGATGGTCTTATCTCTGAGCTTGAGCGTGAGAACTTTATGATGAGAGCCAGGATGGACAGGCTAGAGGATGAACTTCGACTTGCTGAAGAACATATCTCAAAGCTGATGATTGACCTACATAATGAACGGACAAAGAAATGAGATGCCTTAGTTGTAATGTTATCTTGACAGACTACGAAGCCACACGAAAGAGTGTGTTAACTAATCAGTACACTGACCTATGTAACAATTGTTTTTCTAGTGTTAGTGAGTACATACTTACAGTAGAAAGAAGTGATTTAGCGCATGACGAAAATGAGGCAAAGGATTATGACAGTATTAATAATTCTGATATGGATATTTTGCTTGACATTGATGACGAAGTATGCTAAACTATCTCTACTTAGTTACTAAGTAATATTATTAATAATTATCTTATAAGATAACTAATAAGGAACTAAATAGTGGAAGATGATCAAGCAAGATTCATTGCAGAAACAGGTGAAGAATCTCACTACTGGTATACACTGTCTGCCTTTGCTGACTTGTCCATACAACATGGGCTTGACAAGCTGCTGCAGGAGGTGATACAATTAAGGCTCTCAAAATTGGAGAAGCTAAATGGGTGAGCAATTAAGGACACATCAGCCCTGTCCTGACTGTGGCAGCAGTGACGCACTGACCTACTATGACTGGGGCAGCAGGTGTTTTAGCTGTGGTAAAGCAACAAAGAACAAACAAGATAATGAACCTAAGCAGGTACTAACTAAGGTGAGTACACACTTGAGCAATGTGCATGAGCTATCGTATGAATCAATCAAAGAGCGTGGCCTCACACGGGACACTTGCCTGGACTATGGGATTGGCATTAAAAACGGTAGCTATTATTTTCCTTACTACTCTGGCAATGATCTGGTAGCTTTCAAGAAGCGACAGATTACTGACAAGCGTTTCAGTATCGAAGGTGACTGGCCCAAAGGAACTCTGTTTGGGCAGCAGATGTTTACAAAGGGAGGCAAGTATGTCACCATCACAGAGGGAGAGTTTGACGCTGCGGCAGCGTATCAGATGCTGGGTTCTAAGTATCCTGTGGTATCTGTTAGGAATGGTGCAGGCAATGCAGCACAAGATATCAAGGCGAATTATGAGTGGCTCGACAGCTTCGAGAATATCGTTATCTGTTTTGACAACGATGATGCAGGCCGAACAGCAGCTAATCAGGTTGCTGAAATCCTTGGAACTAAAGCCAAGATATTTAAAGGAACCAAAGACTATAAAGATGCCTGCGAATTCATCCAACAAAACAAGGTAGCTGAGTTTGTAAACCTATGGTGGAAAGCAGAGCGATTCACGCCTGATGGTATCGTTGATGGTGCTGGGTTGTGGGACATGGTCAACCAGCCAGTTGAGAAGGCTGATGTACTCTATCCTTTCTCTGGTCTCAATGACCTGACCTATGGTATCAGGACTGGCGAGATGGTTACCATCACTGCAGGCTCTGGCCTGGGTAAGTCACAGTTTCTGCGAGAGATTGTGTTTCATATTCTGAACAGCAGCCAGGAGAACATTGGCCTATTGTTCCTCGAAGAATCAGTCAAGCGCACAGCCAAAAGTCTTATGAGCTTGCATGCAAATAAGCCACTGCACCTACCTGATATTGAAGTTAGTGAGGACGAACTACGCACATCCTTTGATGCCACACTTGGCACTGGGCGTGTCTACCTGTTTGATCACTTCGGATCTACTGCACTTGATAACATTATCAGCAGGGTTAGATTCATGGCGAAGGCGCTGAACTGTAAGTTTATTTTCTTGGACCATGTGTCAATTGTTGTCTCAGCCCAGGAGAATGGTGACGAGCGCAAGGCACTGGATGAAATCATGACCAAGCTGCGAATGATTGTGCAAGAGACTGGCATTGCTTTGTTCTGTGTCTCGCATCTCAAGAGACCTGATGGCAAGGGACACGAGGAAGGAGCAAGTACCTCTCTGTCTGCACTACGAGGCTCAGGTTCGATTGGCCAGTTGTCTGACATGGTGCTAGGTCTGGAGCGTAACGGACAGGCTGAGGACTTGAAAGAGAGGCATACAACACGAGTCAGGGTTCTAAAGAATCGCTTCAGTGGATTGACTGGCCCTGCCTGTGGACTGTATTATGACAGGGTTACTGGACGCATGACTGAGACTGTGGTGGAGGAACTATGAGCCATCCTGATCAAGCATTCGGTGATAAGACCTACTCACAGTTTGGAGAGGACCTTATCCTACTGAATGTATTTTATAAGTTAGGTATCAAGAAAGGGAAGTACTTTGATGTTGGCGCACACCATCCATTTAACATCAGCAACACTGCGCTGCTGTATGAGCGTGGCTGGAGAGGCGTATGCGTAGAGGCTAACCCTAACCACATCCTTGCCTTTGAAGACGCTAGACCAGAGGATAATATCTTAAATGTTGGGGTTGGCTGCTCAATAGGGACTGCACCTTTCTACATGATTGATGCATTCTCAGGCAGGAATAGTTTTGATTTTACGAAAGTGTCTGAGTTTGTAGATAAGTACCGACATTTTAGTATTCGTGAAGTCAAAGAGATTCCAGTTGTGACAATCGACAGCTTATTCAATAGTTTGTATGTCCCTGATTTACTGTGTATCGACATCGAAGGCTTGGACTATTCGGTGCTATTGAACATGAACGCAAGGCCAAAGGTTATCTGCGTGGAGAATGAGGGACAGATCCAGGACTTTGATGACTTGCTAAAAGGAATGGGATATGGTAAAATATTTAACACAGTAGCAAATGGAATCTACATACATGAGAGTAGCACTTGATATAGAAACTAACACCAAGCACGACAGAATCTGGTGTTGCTGCACCTATGA